CCGGGAAGTCTTTCAGCATCGCATTCAGTTTTTCTATGTCTTCTGCTGGAATACCGTAGTCTTTCAGCTTTTTATTCCTTGTCAGCATACCGTTCTCCTTTCTATTCGTCTGGGTGGTGTTTGTCGTACATAATCGCTACGCATACAAGACCAGCCACTCCGAATATGGTTCCAAGGGTGAATCCTAATAAGAATGTAATCATCCTTCCACCTCACTATCCTCTGGCATTTGAAAGACCATTTTGTTCGTAAGTGCTTTTCCAATAGCTTCAGCCAAAAGTTCATTTTCTTTCGACGCTGGCGCTTCTTGGAACATCTTTCCAATATTCGGAACTGTCATTGGAATTAACTCTGCGTCCGCATATGCTTCCTGAATCATATCCAGTACCTTTATGGCTTTTGCTTTGGTGGAATATTCTCCGAGCAAGCAACACCATCCTATATCTCTTCTTACGCTTATTACTCCACCCGAAACTTCGATATCGGGTAAAAATTCAAATGCAACTAAAACTTCCTTATTCTGACTTCTGATTAACATTTCGTGTCCTCCTTGTTTGCTCTTTTGTTCCATATTTCAACAGCTTCCTTCCAATCCCATGTGCCCGTGCAAAATGTTAATCCGCATTCACAGTGAATGGCTATTGGATTTCCCCCACTGTCAGGATCGTAAAAAGACGGTGCCCAGTCTCTTTCTGGAATGTATACATTTTTCTCTGTATCTATCTCTTTTCCGCAAAACGGACAAGGTTTTAATTTATTCATTGTGTCCTCACTTTCCATATCTTTTTAAAATCTCAGCAACTGCATTGATATGTTCTGACAGTGTATCTAAATCTTCGTCTTTAATTACTCTCAGCCCACGGCTCGACTTAAAATCTTCAATGGCATATACACCATCTTTGATTTCCTTAAATTTCTTTGCCATTTCGCTTTCTTTTATGGCTTCGGAATCGTATTTGTATAACACTTCATGTTTATCGCATTCTCCAATGTCGGTTTCAATTTTGGTTCGTTTAGGAGTTATGCGTACAATCTTTGCCGGATACACCATGACGTGTCTAAAATTTGTTCCCCATCCGCACCGTACTTCTCTTGCAATTCCAACCACGTCTCCGACTTTTAAATCATCTTTATTTATCGGATTTAATTTTCCTATTACCATCCTCTTGTCATCCTCACTTTCCCCATGTAAGTACCTGCCCGTTATTCTGTATATAAATCATCGGTGCAGCTTTACGCTCCATATCTCTCAATCAGCTCCTTATAATCATCACAAATCTGAATGTGATGCTTCTTTTCCAAATCATCAACCATTTCAGACAATGATGTTTTTCCAGAATTGATATCATTGATGTAGTTATTAATTCTTTTTACGGACTTCATGTAACGTTTCCATCCCCATCCATGTAATTCGTGCATTACATAGAACAAAATCACAAAATTCAGCACGTCAGACCAGTTCTTTCCATCCTCGAACCCATCATCAAAGGCTTTTAACTCCATCTCTTTTAACTCTTTCTGGCAGTTCTGGATAGGCTGTGCGAACATATGAGATTGTTTATTTGTATATGGAATGAATGCTTTCTTTTTCTGCTTGATTTTTAGGCTTCCCATCCAACAACCCTCCTTATGTTTTCTGTTAAAGCATCAAACTGTTTTAACATCTTCCGACATCCGTTTTTAGTCACCTGCATATCTTCGGCGGAGTCATCTATCCAATATTTACCATCAATCAGATAACTGTTATCCAAGAATGTACGGAATCTGCATTTTGTAAGTCCGAATTTATTCATAATTTCTCTTTGCGTCAAGGGCTCTACAAATTCACCATCTGCTGTAACAATGTCATAAAGTTTCATTTTATCTCCTTGTTTATCTTTCTTATTCCGTACCCAACTGGAGTATATACCCTGTCGGTACTGGGGTGGTTTGTTCTGAGTAAACCATCATCAATCAACTGATTGATATGTTTCCAGACCGTAGCTCTCCCGGCATCTACCTTTTCAGAAATCTCCGTAATCGACGGTGCATATCCAACCAGTTTGATATAACTGACGATATACATATAAATTTCTTTCCTGAGAGCCTGTCCCTGTTCGTATCTATTCTTTGTGTTGTACGGCATTTTGATTCTCCTTTTCCAATTCTTTTGCCTTATTAAACATCTTGGAAAGATAATTCGAATAAGCAACAAGCATGTGATCTACAAATCCATTTTTGTTATATTTTTCAGATACAACATGGATCTGTTCAACTACCTGCTGCCAGTATTCATCTTTTGCCTCAATTCCGGCAGTCTGGAGGACCAGTGCCGGAAAGTCAATCTGTAAAAACTTTATGGTGTTCGGTATCTGCTCATGCGTCACTCTCATACTTACGCACCTTCTTCTACCTCAAAACTCTGTTCAAGAAGTCGCTCGTTATCCTTGCTAAACGCCTTTATATAGCTCTGTTTTATCGGTCTGATAAAATGTATGCCGTTAGCTGATTTAGCCCGGGAAACAGCCACATAGAACTGTCCAGGATCCCAACAGCAAGGGTCAATGTTGATTTTTTCAAATGTCTGTCCCTGTGATTTATGAATGCTGATTGCCCAGGCAAGTTTTACCGGGAACTGAGAGAAAGAGCCTACTTTCTTACGGACAATCTTCTCTTTCACGATCTTCCGACCATCCTTTTCTTGTTCGGATTCCTCAATAACCTGTTTCTCAATGTCTTTATTGTATCTATATAAGCTAACTGTTTTGCCCTTATCAGTTTTGATAACCAGATAAGATTCTTCAAATTCTCCGTTTTCCACAATTTTCTGAATGATGCCAATCGTTCCATTAACGTAGTTTCCAGACAAATCATTGACTGTAATCATCACTTTTGCACCGATGTTAAGAATTAAGTCCTCTCTGGCAAATGCAATGTTCTTAATATCGGCAGATGTTAGCTCGCCGTCAACTGCTGCATGAAACACTTTTTCGGTCTTTTTATCCAACTTGCCAAGGAAAGTATTGTTAATTCTGTCAGCTTCTGCATTAGTGCCAACCAAGAACGGCGCTTCCGGTATAACTTTGTCTGATTCGTTGTTCTCCAGATATGCAATGGATTTTCTAATATTGTTGCCATATTTAATATCATTCAGCACATACTTAAATCCCTCATCATTCTGCCTGCATACCTCATCAAGTTTGATATATTCAAATCCCATTTCTTTCCAGTATTCAGACATGAAAGCATATCCATGTTCATACTTTCCACCCTTTCCATAATCAGATCCATACATCCGACAGAGAATTTTTCGATCGTCTGTCGTAATAACTGGCGGAAGCTGGTAGAAATCACCTATCACGATTAACTGAATGTCTTCTTTGTCCTCTCCGATCAGAAGTCTGTCAACTGCTCTCTCTTCATTCTCCGTGATGATCGTCTTTGCAATCATATTGAACAAATCGAACCGGCACATGCTGATTTCATCAATGATAAGAACATCTGCTTCTTTCAGAAGTTCAGCTCTGGATTTCACCTTTTTCTTATAGTCCTCAAATTTAATTGAAATATTCAATGCTCGGTGTACGGTAGTTGCCCCATATCCGATATTATCCGCTGCAATTCCAGTAGTGGCGGATACCAGAATATTTTTACCAGCTTTTTCCGCCTCATCGATGAACGTTTGAATAACCGTTGTCTTGCCTGTTCCTGCGTCACCTGTCAGAAAAACATTACTGCCAGACAGCATTGTATCTAATGCATATCTTTGCTTTTTATTGAGATCGTCTTTTTTCATTTTGTAACCACTCCTTGTAATAATTATGTTAACTGAATATTTTTGCAATATTCAGTTAATTTTGTTATAATAAATCTAATTGCATATACTTTTTAATTTTGTAACCCGTGTGTAACCGGCTTTTTTAATCCACTGGTTACGCCACAAACCCTTATTTTATGTGGGCTTCAGAGGTGTGTAACCGTGTAACCAATGTAACCAAGGTTTTTATATAGGAGAATCACTAGAGTATATGTTTTTTATACACTCTCAAACTTTCTCCTATAGGATGTTTTTTTTCGTGTTACAACGGTTACATGGTTACAAATTACGAAAACGGAACATTTGTTTCGGCATCAGCTGGCAGAAAACCAGTTTCAATAACCTCATTTTCTTGCTCGTTTTCAAGACTTTTTATATCAACAATCTTTACCGCAATAAGCCTCATTACACTTCCACCGTCTCTTTTTAGTACCGTATCTCTTTTTCCTGTGTGCTTGATTAACTCTCGATTAATCGCCCAGGCCGAAAAGGCTTTTCTGGAGAATCCATTGTTCTTCAAAAGGTTTTCAAGAGGTTTCGGATAAAAATATACATATACATCTCCATATTCATCTGGCGTTTCCTTGAATCCCCACTGATCACAGCTAAATTGCGCATCAAAGTGCTGTCCGTACACTGAGAGACTTTCAAGAATGAATTCATAGCATCTCTGACCTTCTAATACATCTTTCTTGCGTGTAGGTATGTCTACAACGTCCTCGACCGTCAGCTCACGTCCATCCTTAAATATGAAATCTGTAGCTAATTTGTCAGCCAGCAGAAGTGTAGATATTGCCATTACCTGCTTTGCTGGAAAGTCATATCCGTCAAAACCTTTCTCAATTTCGGCTTTCATTTCTTTCAGATCATCCGATGTGAACTGTTTGAGATTTCCAACGAACACTCTTCCAGCAAAGCCGTAGTTCTTCACGACAACGCCGTTAATCTCTGCTGGATTCTCGTAAATATCCTCACAACATTCAATTTCAATAATTCTGTTGATAGCTCCGCCGGAATCTGCAAATTCCGAAATAGGGTTCTCACCGTTGCAAATAGTCACATTACTCCATGTATTTTCCTTAGCTGCTCCGAGGTCCTTATTTGAACGTGCTTTTCCTTTGCCAGAACAGAGATTGTAAATCAATGTTTCGTAGTTATCCCGGATATACTGAGAAGCATTCTTCGAGTCGTCCAGAATCATCGGAAAGTTATTGAGCATATCTGCCCTTGTCTCCAATGATGTATCTGTTGAACGAAAATTCCCAACGTAGGCTCCCGGTGCCGGATTCCCCCAAACCGATGCCGCTATATTGATTGTTACCGTCTTTCCGCCTCCTGTCTGCCCATAGAAATCTACGATGAACGGTAGCGCATCAAGCGGCTGTATAAGAACACTCGCAAAAGATGCTGCCAGTGCTATTCGCGGTTCCAATCGTCCGCATGATCGTAGCTGCTTAGCCAGAGTCACCCACTTGAAGTAGTCTCCACTTTCCTGTATACTTTGGAATAGCGTTTTAAAGCGGTATTCACCGTCAAAAACGATTGAAAGGTCGTAAGGGACAAATGTATTACCATGCCACCCCAGTTTGCTTGTAGAGTGCTGTATGTCGATCATATCGGCATTGTACATTTCAACATCCGCCAGATACTTTACGAGAAGCCTTGCATTCTCTGAGTTGACCTGCACCCCGAACCTTGCAAGATTAGTTATTGCCCTGGAAGTCACAATGTCAATTTTTGGAACAGTTATTTCTGTCCAATATCCATCCCTTTTAAAAGCCACCGTGATCTGTTCCTCTCCTGTCTCGATGTTTTTTAGACGACGTATCGGCATGATCGGGTGGTGACATACAAGTTCTCTTGCCTTAGATGTTTCAGAGGAAAATATTCCGTTCTCTGTAGCTATCCAGCTACCACAAGCCATGTTAGGATATTCCTTATCAACAGAATCAGGATAAAAGTTTGTGATGTTTTCAACTAACTGCATAGAACGATTTACTTTTTCTTCTTTTTCCTTTTCCTGTTCTGCTTTCTGGAATTCCTTTATGAACTCTTCTGCTATATGCTTCGCTTTCACACTTTTTGCCCGGTCCATCAGCTTAAACTTGATTTCTGAGCGGTCAATTTTACTTTTTACTGAAAAAAGCTCTTCATACAACTGCTTTTCCATAAAGTCTTGTGCCTGTAAGTTTTCAATATTTTCAAGAATTTTTCTCACCTCCTGACTTAGCTGATAACATTTCGTATCTGCTTTTTTCTTTCTCAAGATTAAACTGGCACATATACCACTCTTCTGAATCAGGAGGGAACGTTTTTAGTGCTGTTTCGTACATAAGTATGTTCTTTTCTACCTGCTCAATCTCATTAGGATCCTGAACAGGGTTGTGTTTTTTTGATTTAATATCTCGCATTTCATGTCTGATCTGGTTGCGGCTTTTACCTTTTTTTGATATATAAGTGCCACCCAGCTCAATAAACGCCGTACTAAAAGGGACGGATTCGTATTGCATCACAAAATCAAACACATCACCGCCAGTTCCACAGCCGAAACAGTAAAAGGAATCATCGTAGATTTTGCAGGATGCTGACTTTTCCTTATGAAAAGGGCAACATATAAATCCTGCTCTATTCGGCCTTAGTCCGTATCTGGAAAGAATTTCCGACATTTTCACTGACTGTTTGATTTCTTCCTTAGTCATGACAGCAGCTCCACGATCTGCCGCCCGGTTTCTTCTTTTGTACAGAATTTAAATCGGACTCCGTATCTATCTCTGATTGTGCAGAGAGATTTATACAACTGGCAGCCATCAACAGCCTTGTCAGAGATTACAGTCTTTACTCTCTTACCGTTTACCGTCTTCCAGATAACTTTATGTTTTCGTGGATTCTCCCAGAAATATACATCACCAACTGATTTAATATCTGGTCCATGCTCACATAGGATAATCAACTGAATACCTGCTTCACGCGCCCTAATCAGCTCTGCTTTGAACCTTTCATGCTGTTGGCAGACATTTCCACAAAGCTCCTGCAAATCTTTTTTACGGTCAATACAGAGTTTTGCATTATCCAGCGATTGATAATCGCCGCAATACAATTTAGAGCGAAAATACTGCACTCCAAGGCTATCAAACTGACTCTGAATCCGTTCCCATTCTGATTTATGTTCCCTTGTGTCCACTTGTATAACCATTAAAAACACATCCTTTTAATTAAATGGAAGTTCTTCCTGTACACTATCCGGAATACTCATAAAGTCCGTACCTGCCGGACTTGCTCCCATGATAGCTTCTTCCTTCAGATGATCGTCATAGGCCTTTGTGGTACGCTCTTCCGGAATATCTGCATCTTTGATTCCTTCCACGCTGCGGAACCATGCAAGTTTGTGACGTTTTACTTCTTTATTGTCGTACCAGTCTCTCTCCAGACGGAAGATGCCGCCGATCAGTTTTCCCTTAAACTGCTGCCCGAAATTATCGCCCCACTTAACGGCAAATCCCGGATTTGACTTTTCTACGCATGTGATAAAAGTTTTAAGATTACGGACGCCATACTCTACACTCTCGTCAATGACCATATAGTTAGTGCCGGCATTCGGATATTTCTTGTCTGGACGGATATCATTTTCAAACTGCTTCATAAAGTACCCCGCCTGTTCGTCTCCTTCTGCAAAATCAAACAAGATAACGAGCATATCAAGTCCACCCTGTGTTTTTTTCTCTAATACCTGCTTAATTACCATTTTGTGCCCGCCAAGAGCAATCGGTTCAAATTCTCCTGCTGCCTGTGTAGTATCGTAATTATTTGGTTTCTGCATTGTCTGTTCCTCCTAATTCATAATAATCTCTGATAACCTTGTCAACTTCTGCAAGGTCGTTATCAATAGTTAAACTGTCAAACATCCCGATCGGGGACTTACTTACCGCTCCCTGACTGGACTGAGTGACAAATAAGTGCTTTCCACTCTCTTCGATGCATCGAAGAACGATGGTAAACATGCCCTCGATGCAAACTTTTTCGTCCAGAAGCTTACCAATTGTCTTAGGCTTTACTTCCCCGGAGTCATCTTTTTCCTCATGCATCATAAGGTAAACAATTTTATTCTGCGGTACTTTTGTTACAATGAACTGGATAAGATTCCAGAAATAGTCTCCAATATCATTGTACAGAGCGAACACTGCATTGCCTTTTCCAGCAGAAGCGTGTCCCTTCATAAAATGATTCGTGATAAGATACCCTGCATCATCAATTACGATAGACTCTGCTTTTGATGCGATCAGGCACTTCATTACCTGCTGGTAATCATCTGTAAACCATCCGTCAATCTTTCCTTTAAACGGAAGCGGTTTATTCAATACTCTAATAAGATTCCAGTGTTCATTCTGGCAGTTCCTAAGACTGGTACTCTTGCCAGAACCAGATTTTCCAATAATTAATACGGGTGTTGCCATTGCTATTCCTCCTTGTCATAAACTACATGTTTACTGCCCTCGATAATCAGCAAACTTGCAATATCTTTCATTGATAAGGTTGATTCGTTATAAATTTCAACCAGTGCATTGTAAGCGTCTGTTGAAACTTTCACGACAGGGTTATCCTTATCAGTTGCCGGTTGTTTCTTTCTCGCCGGAATACGGATTTCAAATTCACTCACTGATACTTTCCTCCTTATATGATTTCTGAGCCGTTAAAATCCCATTTAGAGCCTGTACGTAGCTCGCCAATGTTCTTGCCTTGTATGATTCTTCAATGGGGTTATCTGGGACTGTGGCAAGCTGTATATCAATCAGTCTCAGGACCTCATTAATCCTCTCGTCCATGTTCACACCGCCTTGAAAAAGCAATACAGGTTATCTGATACATCTCCGAACTTCTCTCCATCGATATCTTCGGCTTTGTGGTATTCCACATGATCCAGAGACATGTCACAGTTCTCATAATCCAGAACGTAATCCCCTCTGGACTGAAGTTCTCTGAGTAGTTCATTAATACATCCTGCTATCTCCAGACTGGGAAGAAGTTTCATAATTGCTATCTGTTTACTCATTTGGACACTTCCCATCTATCAGAAGTTCCAACAAGAAAGCTTTGATTTTATTAAGCTTTTCACGGCTTTCTTTCTCGAAAAATGGATTAAAAGATACATTCTGATATAAATCCCATTTAAATTTGTCTTTGGGAAGACAAACATCTTCTTTCCTTTTAACTCCTCTTACTTCCAAGCCGTAGCCTGAAAAATCAAAGGTGACGCTTGCTGTCGGAACTTCGTTCACGACTCTTTTGCAGAGTTCGTAAATTTCATCAATCTCTTTCTCGAACATCATCTTATCCTCCTTATTTCCTACTGCCAGTCTGCTTTCATCTGGCGTACCGCCCATGCTGCCGAGATACCGAAAAAGATGTTTAGCCAGATAGGTACATCCACATATTTCCCGGCGAGCATGCATACGGCGATCAACATATATTCTTTCATTTTATTTCATTTCTCCTGCAATCCACGCAAGGTTGCTTGCCACCAGTGCGGCAGCCGTCACAACCCATGCTGTGAACCATCTTTTTGACTTTTTCTTGCTTTCTTCGACAATTTCAGTCGCAAGTGCTACTTCGATGTCAGCCCATGTTAGCTGATTTTCGTTTCTAATTTCACTCATATCTTGCTAATTTCTCCTTATTTTTTCTTATTTGTCTTTACAATTAGCAGATAGAGAACTATAATGTATCTATCCACTAAGGTGTTTTAGTGGTGCAAAGCTCCGGGGTGGAGGTGTCGACTCCCTCCGGGGCACTCACTTATCGAGAGCCTCTTTGCCTTTCCAGACATGACCAGTTACTTCATAGACTTTCCTAGGGCTTATGATGTAAGTAATTCGTCCACCGGAAAGGCTTTTTGCTGGCTTGTTATTCTGCACAGCCACACCGATTGGCAACCATCCATACACAATTCCTGCCCGGATTGCTGTAATAGGGAGTCCAATCAATTGACTCGCATCGGCTACAGTCATATTCTCTGAAGAGAACTCCGGCATCTGTGGAATGCCTGATATAATTCTCGCAACCTCTGCGGCGAACTGATGAATCTGTGCATTCTGCTCTACGTAATTATCAACTGCACTCATATAAACCTCTTTTCTAACTGATACTCATTTGAGCGTTACAGTCACGTATCATCATTACTGTATTGGTGCATGGATGCCAATTTCTGACATATTCCATAGATTCTTCAAATCTCAGCTTAGGAATGTTATTGCGGGCATTTACTGTGAAGTAAGTCTTTATATCCCTGTTGCATTCAGCAAATACTTTCTTGCCAATTTCCTTGTAAGCATTTGATTCTTTCCCACCAAGGTGAGCAATTACGACACTTGACACTAAGTCCCTAATAGCTTCCTGCTGTGCATAGTCAATAGTCATGGTGTTTTCAAGTCTGTTAAGCCGTTCTTCGTGATCTAAGAATCCTGTCGCAATAACCTGTATCTGTTCAACTGTCGTCAGTGGTTTCCGGTATGAGCCTGTCTTTCTGATTGCCGGAAGAACTTCATCCATAACCCATGATTCGAATTTCTCTGCTGATGGAAGTTTCGATTTCATAATCAAGCGGTACAAATCTCCCTCTGTTATGAAACTTGCTTCCTGATTCCTGCCGAGAGAATCTGTGAGGTGGTGTTTTACCACCCCACGGCAATGCTGTTTAAGTGCATTAACCGTGTCCTTGTAACCAAGTGCTTTCGCAACGTCAGCTCCAACAAAATACGGTTTCCCGTCAATTTCTATTGTTCGAATTTCTCCGAACTCTCCTGAATTAAAAATCTGTAATTCGTTCATAAGTCTCCTTTCTTGTGATATACTCCCAGTGGATGGGAGGTGATATTGTGTATCTCAACCGATTTATTGTTTCGATTCTTACCACCCTAGCGCTAAACGGATTAAAACTGTTGCCACACTTGCTACAATTGCTGGAATCACATATTCCATAATCGGATGGCGTTTCATATTTTTTACCTCCTTACTTTGCTTTTATCTCTTAATACGATTTTTATTCAACCTATTGTATTTCCTTTCCCCTCTACCTATAATGCATTTACAGGCACCGACATGCCGAGTATAACGAAAGGGGAATTATATGGTTGAAACAATTACACGACTGTATCATTGCCACAAGATTCACAAACACGTGACTGTTTATGAAGAGTATGAGGTTTCTGATAGCGGTCGCCACCTACTGCGGTGCTCATGTCCATATCATCAATACACGGAAATGAAGCCGCACTGTGATGGGTATAATGATCATGGTTTTCAATGTGGTTATGCAAAAAATCAATAACCAGACTCACTAACTCATCTGGTCGCTCACTTGGCGATAGATAACAGTAAAGCCGAAGGTCACATTTGCAACAGTCTCCACCAGATTCTTTGCAGTGTTGACTGACGGCTTTATTAAATTGTAATGCGTCCATTTATGCTCCTTTCTAATTCAATTTAATTGAAGTTATTTGGCACAAAAATAAAGTCCATAGGAATTCCAGAAAGCTCACTCATTTTTCTGAGCTGTGATAATGTCGGCTCTGTTTTTCCTTTTTCCCAATTAACTACAGTTGCATTGGAAATACCGAATATTTCAGCCCATTCTTTCTGATTACATCCTGCGTTTACTCGAACAGCTTCTAATGAAATTTTTGGCATTTGCTCATCTCCTTTCTTAACTTCTGAGCTTATTATAATTCAACTGTATTGAATTGTCAACACCAAAATTCAAAATAATTGAATTAACTATTGAATTTTTTATAAATATGATGTACAATACAAAATGTAAGGAGGAAAAGAATCATGACAACCATGACAACTGAAGAACAGAAAAAGATCTTCTCGAATAACCTTAATAAGTACATTTCAAGAAGTGGGAAACAGCAAAAGGAAATCGCTGAAGCCATTGGAACAAACGCATCTACATTTAATATGTGGTGCAAAGGTAATTCGATGCCAGGAACCGGAAAGATTAGAGCCTTAGCCGATTATTTCCGAATAAGAATGTCAGATTTGACAGATTTAAAAGAGAATCAAGACCCTGATATTGAATTTGGAGATGTAGTTACAAAAATCGAGCAGTCAGACCCTCGTTTCAAAAGAATAATTCTTGAATACGATAACCTGCCGCCCGATAAAAAAGATTTGTTATGTGATTTTTTTGAGAAGTTTATTTTCTAAAACACAAGGGTAGGAATCATTTTCCTGCCCTTTCTTCCTTATAAGCCCTTTTTACGCATCCGTAAATAAATTTTATCATTGATTCATTATGTATTTTCTGTATCATCTCAATAATCTCTTTCTTATAATCCATAAATAACCCTCCCTGTCACAACTACCACCTACACTACAGTATATGTCCGGCTTGTGGGAAATAGAACCGAACATTAGTTCGCTTTTGCTATTATACCACCTATTCCGACTCTTGGCAACTGCCAAATATACACATGGACTTTTGTTATTTCATAGGCAAACTTTACAATCTCAAAGAGAATTATGCTTTCGCAGAATAAAAATGCGAGATTGCAGACTTTTCCACTGCCATCATCTGTATGCGGATACTTCTGAACAGAATTGTCCTGATACACCATATACGAATGCACTATCTGCATATCTTTCTGATTATTGTTGGAAATTATCTTTTGTGGGGTACATACAAGACATAATATCTTATAGACTATTAATAGAAGTACAAAGCACTTAAAACATTTCTTTTTCATCTAAATCACTCTATTTCGTTCTAAATCTTTACAACATGCTCTTAAAATGATAAAATAAAAATACCACGAATAACCGTACTTTACATAACATTGCAAAATCAGCGGTGCAAAATACATAATCCGCATGAAAAGTGCGAAGCGTGGCGAATAAAGCTATTAGGAGGAGCAATTCTATGAGCAAGAAAAAAAGTGGAAAACTTAAATGGGTAGTTTTAGCAGTCGTCGCCGTTGGTGTTATTGGTGCCGTTGGTGGAAATTCGGATTCAGATACTACATCCTCTTCCAGCACATCTACAAAGACGGAATCTACAAAAGAAGTTGATACGCCTACACCAATTGAATATACAGCCGTATCAGTCAATGATATGATGTCTGATCTTGATAGTAATGCAATGGGTGCATCTGATAAATACAAAGGCAAATATCTTGAGATTACCGGAAAGCTCAGCAACATTGATGCAGCCGGAAAATATATTGATCTTATGGCTGATGGAGATTTTGAGATTATTGGAGTCCAGTGTTACATCAAAAACGACGACCAAAAATCCAAAATAGCATCCATGTCAAAGGGAGACACTGTTACTTTAAAAGGAAAATGCACAGATGTTGGAGAAGTTCTTGGATATTCTCTCGACATTGAAGAAATAGAATAAAATAAAAAACCGCCCCGGCATTGGCGTACCGGGACGGCGTTTATACATCTCCGAAGAAATGTAATATTCTGGCAAACATATTGTATCATCTTCGGAGCAGTCGAGCAAGACAGAAAATTTGTTCGGCTGTTATTTTTATACCTAAAAGCAGCTACATAAAGAAAAGAGGAATAAAAATGGCGAAGAAAAGAAAGAAATATCCAAAGTTGCCGAATAATTTCGGCTCTATCCGGTATCTTGGCAAGAACCGGAGAAACTGCTTCGCAGTGCATCCACCAGCTACACTGGGTGCTAATGGCAAGCTAAAACGTCCGCCGGCAATCTGTTACGTGGACGACTGGATAAAAGGTTTCACTGTCCTGACAGCATACAAGGCCGGCACGTATCAACCCGGCATGGAACGGACTCTTGAGGTATCCCCTACAACCGACATAGATACTCTTATAAGCCGCTTAATTGCCGACTACAATACAATCAAGGGCGTCGAAGGAAAACACCCGGAAATCAAGAAATTGACGTTCTCAGATGTATACGAGCAGTTTTATGTGTGGAAATTCCCAGAGGGGACAAAACTGTCATACAGTTCAAAGGAAGCATATCGGACAGCTTATACAAACTGCACCGTTCTGCACAATCGCATATTCGAAGATTTAAAGGCTCCTGACATGCAAAAGGTTATTGATGATTGTAAGCTGAAAAAGCAAAGCCAGATGGCTATTTTGACTCTGTTCAAGCAGATGTACAAATATGCTGTCTACTCAGAGATCGTAACGGAAAATAAGGCGTTATATGTTCATGTCAATGCTGATAATGACACCGAACATGGAACGCCATTTTCTGATCAGGAGATGCAGGTGTTGTGGAATAATGCCGACGACCCAGAAGTGCAGCTCATTCTTATTATGTGTTACTCTGGTTGGCGAATCGGGGAAGTGTTAAAACTCACAACCAACCTGGAAGAGAAATACTTCCAAGGTGGAATCAAAACAAAAGCCGGTAAAAACAGAATTGTTCCGATACATCCTGCCATATACCATTTTGCTGAACAGAAAGTGCTGGCACAAGATGGAAAACTATGTGTATATACTCAGCAACACCATAGAAAAGCGTTGTTCTATCCTACACTGGAACGTTTGGGAATAGTCGGAAATCCGAAACACACGCCGCACGATTGTCGACATACCTTTTCTGCGCTGTGTGAAAAATACGGTGTCCGGGAGAATGACCGAAAGCGAATGCTCGGCCACTCTTTTGGTGGAGATGTTACAAACGCTGTGTACGGCCACAGAACACTGGAAGAACTCCGGACAGAAATAGAAAAGATAAAAGTTCCATTTGTGACTAACTGTGACTAACGGAACCCATTTTAATCTTTCTAAAACAACCGAAATATCATTATCGAAATGCCGGAAACCCTATTAAAATCAACGTTTTCAGCGATTTTGCAAGGATTTCCCACATTTCATTTTCATTATTCTAATTTTATTAATTGTGACCAACAAATAGAATTTAGAAAATTGCACAAATGCCCATAAATACAGTGTTTTTGGCACTATTATATTAGGAAACAATATTTTTATTTGTGACTAACGTGTGACTAACGATAACAGTCTAAAACTTCCGAAATGATACAAAATATGTTTAAAGATAAAACTCCCGGGGTAATTCCCCGGGAAAATCATTTAGAAATTTCTGTGATTCTGGTGAATGCTCCTTTTGGAACAAATTCAAAAACAAACCCTTCTGCCGGATGCGGGATGCGGATAAAATACCATTTCAGCCCTGAACTGTCAGTTTCTGTGTACTTCATCACCTCTACAACTGCACCTTTTTTCAGTTTTGGAAACAGCTTTGACGGGCTGTTTTTGTTTGATTTTGTATAGCATTTTGTGTCCTTTTTGATCTGTGCAATATAGGCTCTGGTGTTCTGCTTTTTGGTTGTATCTGAGTCTGAAACTGACGTTGTATTTTTAACTAAACTGTAATTTGGAGTACAGAATTTTGTTCCGGGAAGGTTGCTGTTGTAGTAACTTTTCTGACATACACCACCACCATTTGCGATAATTGTAGAGCCACCAGAAGTGTTTCCTTCGACTGTCCAGAACCGATCTCCTGATACCTTTATTACGATTCCGGTGTGTGTAAATGTACCGTTTCTGTAGAAAATAACAATGTCTCCGACTTTTGGATTACTGTTCAAAGTAAACAAATCCGCCATTGTCGGGCAGTAAACGTATGGCCAGTGCTTCAAAAGTTTCTTTGCTGTGTCTAATCCGAATGCTTTCATCATACACCACGAAACGAATGCAGCACACCATGGTTGTCCTTGATAATCCGGCTTAATATCTCGCCAGTATTTTGTGTAATTATTTTCTCCGGCATTTGCTGTCTTACTATCAAGCTGACTATTACTTGCCTTTTCAAGATATCCGATTTCATTCTTTGCGATTTGGATTAATTTATCAATTGCGTTCATGCCTGTCTCCTCACTTTCTGGAAAATATGTTTTCAGCGCATTATAAACAAATCTCTGTCTGCTCTTATATGCCCCGACTTGATTTCCTGTGTCCGTCTGGCAGGCTGCATAGAGACTGTCCAATGTATATGGTTTCTGGGCCTTTGCCAGAATCCTCGTTACTGCCCTTTGTCCACCTTGGTGCCTAAAGTTCACGCACATAGCTTGTGCTCTGGCGTCAGTAACGCCCTGTTTAAAGGCTTCTTCTGCATAGGTGGCTAATTGTTCATCCATAAGGCTATCTTGGCATTTAACGCCTAAATCGGACGAAATAAGAGCAACTATAACATCTGCGAGCTGTGATACCCTGGAAGTATTAAAACATTCCCAGTTTGCGGTCTGGACCTGCTCCAAAAGTCTGACCTTGTCTATCTTCTCCCACTGTTCCGGGTCAGCATCGTAAATTCGTTCCAGAAGTGTTTTTGCTTCGATTCCGTACCACTGACCTGCCCCGATTGTAATTGCGTGTTCTTCAGAAGAATTGGTGTAGGCTTCCGTAAAGTCCGAATAATCCTGCTGTCCATAAACCTGTCCACCGGTTTCAACTGCGTAAATAATCTTCCTAAGAACTACTTTTTGATTATTTGTCATACGAAAACCCTCCTAAATTTTGCCTGCACATATTGCGTTTACTGTGGTAAACTTGCTCTTTCCACTGTCCCATCTTCATTCAGTACGTAGCCATCCTTTTGAAGTCTTTCAATTACCTTCTTATTCCACAGTTCAGGAACATCTGTCCATTTTTTCAGCCCATTGATTATTCGCTCTTCAAAAAATTTAACCATTATTTTCACCTCCGATTGTCGAAACTAATGTAGCCAGTTCGTCCAAAGCCGAATCATGCGTTGATACAAGTTCAGCCAGACCGTCGATACCATCACCATTAATTAGAATCTTGCGATTAGATTCCGCATTAAGCATCCGCATCACCGAGTCAAGCTTTTCAGACATCTCATTCAGCCTGTTTGAAACTCGATTGATGGCTTTGTAGATATTTGCAATTTCTTTTTTATCCACAATTATCATCTCCTTTGATTAAAAATAGTACCGCAAATCCTTTTAACCGCCTTACGGCGGTAGATGGGTTTTGCTAGGATTTTAGAAACATAAGCAGGGGGCAACACCAAGAGCGTAGCTGACGTCGCTGTAGTACGATTCCCCGTCCATGTCCACATGACAGAATTTGTTTCCGCTGCTGGAGTAAGGCGAACGTTCCCAATAGCGGCCAGACACGAAATTACTGCTAAAGTACGGTTTCTTATATCTATTAGCAGTTGCGTTCTTAAAGTACTGATACTGTTCTCCCTCGCCTGCGAAAGAATACTTTATACTGCCAAAAACCTCAATTTCAGAAGGTAAAAATGCATAGTCATTTGAGACTTTAATCGTACTGCTACGGCTTCCTACAGATGCCAACTTCTTGACCTGCTTCATCATATTCTGAATATAAGTAGGCAAACATTTCTTGTACACATTATTGCACCACGTACGTCTTGCACAGCCTTCCCAACCACCACTATTTGTACTTGAACCGTTTATATAACCACATTCATGTGATACATTATAGGAGGTGTTATATTCTGTCGTAGTGTCTAAATACAACATACGTTCTGTCTGAATTGTAATAGCGGCTTTAGTCTTGCCATTGATAGCAGTCACTAAGTCATCATGTTCGATTCCGATAATTACATAGGCATAATCATTCGCTCTGTGTGACTCACTTACGCCAGTTGCATCCATGGCATTGTGATGGATGGTTCTCTTGTCGCCGACCGCCCAATAGTCGCTAATGTTGATTTTGCCTGCGTAGTGCGCTTCAATCATCTTTTCAATCTCTGCGTCTGTTCCGTCGGCAAATGCGACAATCTTCAAATCCTCTTTTGGTTCGCCGAGAAGTCTGTTTCCTGCATCGTAGTTGTATACACCATCTGTAGAATATGGAAACAGTGTAAAGTAATATTGTTTGCCGTTTGTCAGCCCTGTGACTGTATAGCCTGTGGTTTTGTATTTATCTCGAATTGCATTATCAACCACAAGCGTTCCGTCATCTGGATTTGCAGGATAGCCCGTTTCTTTCATTACAAGTTTTGTGCCAGCCCATGTAGAGAATGTTGAACCACTAATTACCGTGTTTTCAGGGTCTTGCCATTTAATTGTGACAGATGCATTTAAGTTCTCAATCGTTGGGTTGTTTACGGGCTTGGGAGTAACGGTTGTGCCACCGCCTTTTGCGTGGAGTGTTCCGTCTTCATCTATGAATGTTGTCTTGCCGTCAGGCTTAACCTTACCGAGAATTTCAATTGTAGCAATTGGGACAGTCGCATCACTCCCCTTGTCCCCTTTTGGCCCTTTGATGTTTACTGTTTCGGGATTGGCGATTCCATCTGTGTTGCTCCAGCTTATGTTTCCATCAGTGTCTACACTTGGAATGAATGTAGTGCCCTTTTCTCCTTGCGGTCCAGTATCTCCTTTTGCACCCGTATCGCCTTGCGGCCCGGTAATATTTACTGTCTGGGGGTTTTCAAGTCCTCCGTCATTACTCCAGCTTATGTTTCCTTCGCTGTCTACAACAGGAGTGAATGTGATTCCTCGCGCACCAGTATCTCCTTGCTCACCTTTTGGACCAACTGGACCTTGTTCACCTTGCGGCCCAGTATCGCCTTTTAGGCCCTGTACTCCCTGCTCTCCTTTTTCTCCGGGGTCTCCTTTTACACCCTGTGGCCCTGGGTCACCCTTTGGACCTTGCGGACCAACTGGCCCCTGCGGCCCCTGAATCTTGCCAGCATTGTTCCAATTCGCGCCGTCGAAAACCCACATTTCTCCGTCTATTAAATATGCATCGTTCTTCTCTGCACTCAGGGGGAGGTCTGCCTCAGATTCTTTTGTGCCAAGGACATTAAGAGACGTTCCGTCGTTTCCTTGTTCGCCCTTTTCTCCTCGCGGGCCTTGCGGACCAACTGGTCCCTGCGGACCAACGTCTCCTTTTTCACCTTTTGGGCCTTGCACTCCTTGAGGCCCCATAATATTCCCAACATTTTCACTATCACCATCTGAAAATGTTATTGTCAAATTTCCATCTGTGTCAATACTGACTGCTGTGATAGAGATGCCCCTTAGTGATTCTTTCTGCTCAGGAGTCAACGATTCAAATGTTACGGTACCATCTGCGCCTTTATCTCCTTTTTCGCCTTTGGGACCCTGTGGACCAACGAATTCTCCGGCATTAACCATCTCTGAAATGTCCTCAATGGAACACAACCGCCTTACATCATTAGCCGCAAATGCAATGTATAAGGCTTTACCAGATGGAACGGACGGGTCATTGCCAAGAATCGCAACGGGCTCTCCGGGACGAATTTTCGACGTATCAAAATCGGAGTACATACCGCGCCGGAATTGTATTGTGTATGTATTGGCCATATTAGACTTACCTCCTTATAAAAGGAAATTATTCCTTATGTAATTCTTTACAGAATCAAGATTTTTCTGCACGCTGTCATCCATCACGAGAAAATTGCCTTTATTGTTCTGACTGATGATACTTCCTGTGCTTTCGTCTACTTCTGAATAGGTGTAAGCAATGCGACTTCCTTCTCCAGTGCTGAGATTCATAAAACTTGTAAGAATTTTTTTCATGATATTTCCTCCATTTCGTCAATAATTTTTTTCCTGTTATTAAGAAGCTCTTTTTCGTAATCGGGTTCTGATATTTCAAGGCTTTTACTGTAGTCTGGCTCTGGCATGTCTGTGTCTATTGCCCTATCGTAAGCTGTTTCACTTGCATCAGCAAAACGCATGTGTTCATAGTCAGCTTGACGCGCTTTGACTTCAAATGCAAATTTAAGCCCCGGAGTACCTTTTACAGTGAAATATGTCTGTTCTTTTTGGTCTACCCAACAATCTCCATCTCCTTCCTTTTGCAAGAACACATAATATTCAATCCTTACATTAGTAGATTCTTGGAATATGTCATCTATGTCTATCAGACATGTGCCGTCTTCTGATATGGATGCTTCTCCGATGTCTCCAAACATGGGGGATGCCATTTCGTAGCAATAAAACGCCTGTGTACCATAGTTTTTTGTTGGAAAAATCCTCTTCTTTGTCCCTCGGACACTTAAATCCGCAAGGTCTGTCCCCGTTCCGATGCTATAGAAATGACCACTGGCTTCTACGTGCGTACCTACTGTAACTTTTTTTGATGTCGAAACACTGTCCGCCGAAACACTGTCTGCCGAAACGCTGCTCGCCGAAACGCTTTTATTAAACGAGGCTGAACTTGCATGTACGGTTCCTGTATAAAGATTGATTCCTCTAATACGCGTTCCATACAATGTCCCGTACCCCGGTACATATATTCCTGTATTCGTCTCTGAATAGATCTCTCCAGTTGAAGCATCTAGTATTACTTCTCCATACGTGCCACTTGCTGAAAGCTTTTTAATTCCAACTTTCCATCCTGCTAATTCGCCTGTGTTAATATAATCGGCATTCATGTACACATTGCCATTTGATAGATACAGGCCTTTATTGCTGCTGTTATCGCTTAGCACATTAATAATCTCTTGCTTGGACATTTTTCCTATGTCGAGATCACTGAGCGCTTTATCTGTATAGCTGTTTGCACTTGATAGCGCTGTCGAAGCTTTGTCTTCCGCAACACTATATATTGTATCACCATTTGTTAATACAAATGTATCAGGTCTGAGCGTAACATTTCCGTAGTTATCAATCGCAAATGTTGATGTTCCAGAACTGTTTGTAACATTAATGTTTTTCAAGCTAATTAAATCAGCTGAAATCTGGCCGGACTTAATATAGGAAGCATTTATATACAGATGTCCGTTCTGCATATAAATTCCCTCTTGCTTACCGTTATCCGTTAAAGCGTTAAAAACTCTTTCAAAATTGACAATTTTTTCAGCGTCCAGTTCCCGCCAAGCGCCATCAGTCCCAGAAAACATATATACCTGGCTTGTAGAGAAGTTCATGAATATCGAGCCGTCATGCTTTTCATATTCTTCACTTTTCCACTCAGATGCCGGATAATTCTGCAATGTTGGTGTATACGTGCCATAATAGTTCGGGATAGTCACATTACGAACTGACCCATCCACAACGTCCTTGGCAATCTGTTCAATAGTTCTACTTTTCAGTGTAAAGTTTTCAACCTCTAATGTGACAGCGCCTGTGTTGGCATCTATTCTTAATGTCGTATTCCCATTATTGTCTTTTGCTGTAAAACCTCTCGTGTTAATCCATTCTGATTGAATACCGATGGCATAGAGAATATTCAGAACGGCATCTCCATTACTATCAAAGCCGGCTTTCCATGTCTGACCGCCGTCTACTGACAAGAAGAATCCATCAGCACTTGTTTTATAAATTACTTTAGAATCAGCAAGTGTAGGCTTATCATGCCGGTACGTAATTACGGAACCATCTTCTTGTGCTTCCTCTGTATAGAAGAAACCCAGCGTGTTCGCTGCAAGTTCATTCATCTGTTTGAGCTTTACGTCATATGCAGATAGCTTTTTCTCTGTGTCTTTTTTTGCTTGTTCTACCACTGCCTGCTGTCCACCAATAAACTCGCTTGCATCTTCTTCAGCACTCTTTGCGCTACAGCTCCATGATGTTGAGCCACCGAACACGAACTCTATATCTGTCACAAACGATCTAAAGACACGATTCTTTGTATCAATAAATTCGACCGGATCGCCGAAAGTGGCGTATCCGTTGGCGATTCCGTCGCATGAGAAAGGACGCATTCGCAAACCGATTAATTGATTTCCAATAGCTTCGACTCCTGCCTGTGCATTTCCTGACAATAGCTGATTATCAATAGTGATTACATAGCCGTCCTGACCCGACATATATTCGGCCTCATCTTCTACGTATTTGACGCCTGTTACAATAACATCGTCTACGTCATATTGTAGATTCTGAATTGAAAATAACGCGTGATAGTCGTTATTGCTTAACGTACCACCATCAATCACGGTCCCTGTTGTCCATGGATTAAGCGTACCGCCATCCAGATCATCACCATTTGTCCAGTTCTTTACTGTTCCACCATCGTAAATAGTCGTATTGGTAAATGTCTTATCAAACGTAATAATCCTGAGTAAGTCATTTTCGTCGATTCTTGCATTTCCACCGGCTATCCCGGCACACATTCCGATTACTGTACGGTATGTCGCATTAGATGGCGCTTTCTGAATCTGAAAGTCCGCATTTGGAAACATTGCATCTCCAAGAGTGATTCCACATTGTTGGCAGCATTCTGAGAGCAGTTCCTTGACTGTACAAGGAAAAGACAGATTAGAATCATATGCCTTATCAGCGTTATGCATTTTATCTAAGAGAGAAAGACTTATTTCGCTTGCTGTTGCGGGCTTTTTCGATACAATATAAGTACCTCTTTTAATAGTTTCTATCCTGTCAGATAACTGCACATTGAGAAAGATAACAAACCTTGCAGCATTAAAATTATATCCGTCAAAGCGTCCGTCATCATTTACCAATGATAAGCTTGCCGTTTTTTCTATTGCTACACCCACCGGGAAGTCCCCAGAGTCTGCTGAATCTACAAGACTGTTTCCGGATAGATAAAAGTCTTTTTTACCTAGCTTAAGAGTTGTACCATTTGACAATGTAACATTTGCTGTCACGTAATAATTTCTGTTTGTAAGAGATTCTTTCTTCAACTGAGTAGATACATTTATCAAATCGGCTCAATCCTCCTTACATTGATAGACAAATCCGTCCACTTTTCTTCCCCGTCTTTCAGGGTTTGCGCAGCCATGTTAAAATTTGATGCGTAGAATGTTCTGTCTATCCATCTTCCCGGAACAGTAGGGTCTTTATGGTGGAATGTGAATTGGCTTTTGTTAAGCACAGTATTTAGTATGGTTGCTATTTCAGCCCACGTAAGCTCGCCCCATTGCATGTCATACCCACCAATTGTCCCCATTGGTGTATTGTGCATAATCAAATCCTGACTTCTTTTAGAGTCTTCTGTAGAAGTGGTTGCGAACACCGGTTTATAACTATCCGGTGCTCTTATAACAACGTTGTCTATTTTAAATTGTTCCTGCGGCATATTCTTCTCCTTACGCTAACTCAAATGGGTTCTTCCCATTCCGGTTTCTTCTCATTTCAGCTTCACTGATAATAATATCTAACAATTTTCTGCCAGATGCATTGACTGTAACATTATAGGTATTTCCATCTCCCTGCCCTTTTCCTGACTCTTCCCGGACGATCTGCCGTAATAGGCTTTCCGGTGCTTCCAGGTTATTTCCTTTCTTCTGGTCACCTAATACCGCAAGGAATTCGCTTCGTGGTGGAATAACTGCGCCACTGGCCAGATATGGGATAGTTCCGATACGTGGAAATGTTGCATGAAATCCAATAGTCTTTGAACCAAACGGTGTTGGAACAGTCCAAGGCCCAAAGGAAAATGCAGATTCAATTCCACCAATTGCATTATTAATCATCCCAACTGCATTATTAACAATGCTGATTGCCTGATTAATCGGAGCTTTAATGAAATTAACAATACCTTCAAATGCAGATTTGACTGCATCTCTGGCGGCATTAAACTTATTAGTGATAGCATTTTTTATCGCTTCTACTTTATTAGATACGAACGTAGCTACGCTTTCCCATGTTCGGGATGTCTTGTTCTTTACGCTGTCCCATACGCCTACAACTTTAGTTTTAATTGCATTAAATACTGTGCTGGCTGTGGATTTAAGAGAGTTCCAAAGGCCAGAAAGTGTCTTTTTGATTGCATTCCAAGTAGTAGATGTTGATGTTTTAATAATATTCCAAACATTAGCTATCTTTTCTTTCAAATTGCTTAATGTACGTGTTGCTGATTCTGACAATTCACGAGTCTTTTCAACAACCCAGTCTTTTAATTTTGTTGCTGCCGCGCATATTTCATCCCAGTTTTTGTACAGCAAAACTCCGATTGCTATAGCAGCACCGACTGCGATCGCGAAAATCCCGCCAGTACCGATTGCTGTCGCAATGGCCTTGATTCCACCCATGATCCCGCCAGTGCCAGTCATTAACGCGATAAGTCCTTTTACGGCTGTAGCTATTCCAGATGCACTTTTGATAACTCCCGATGCTAATTCTGCAATCTTTGCTGCCGCGAACGCTCCGATTAGGGCTGCGCCGAACGCTTCAACAATCGACTGATGATCAGCAAGAAAAGTTGCTACTTTTGCGACTAAATTAATCACTGTCGGAAGTCCTACCTCAATAACCCATTTCAACATCGGAAGAACGATGTTATTGTAAATCCATTCAAGAACATTTCCAATGGATTCCAGAATTGGTGCAAATGCACTTGTCAGATTACTGATAGATTCTAACAGCGGATAGAAATCTAAGTTTGCCGCCCACGTTGCCGTATCTGCGGCAATCCTCTCAATGAACTGCATAACCACCACAAGAGCATCTGCGATGTTCTGTATAATCTGCGTTCCGACATTGTTCTTATTCCACGCGTCGGCAAAACCGGATGCAATATTCCCAATAGTTTTAAGCACGTTCTGAGCAATCCTTAGCATGGTTGTAAGCATTGTCGTACCTGTACCGTTTGTCCAGACTTCCATGAGACTCCTGCCTACACTCTTAGCAAGCTTCGCAATTCCAGATAGAGCAATCTGTGCCGCATCAATAGTATTCTTACCCTCTTTTTTCCAAGCGTCCTGAAATGGCTTCCAGAGCTTTTTAAGGAGCTTCGCGAGCTTTTCAGCTGATTTGCTAATTTTGTCAAGGACTGTCTCACCCTCTGCCATTTTTCCGTAATCAACATTTTGTACAGCATCTTTCATCTGGTCTGCAAGTCCGCCGGTTGCACCCGGTGCACCCGGTACTTTTGACGATGAATCTGCGCTTTTATCCGTTGAGTAATTATTGATTTCGTCAAGAGGATTAAGGTATCCCTTTGCCGCTTTAGTAGCTTTCTTGGTTGCGTCTGCTGTATCATTTGTTGCATCTGCCAGCTTTTCGGCGTTGTCAGCAGCATCTCCGTATTGATCTGCTGTATCAGTTATCGGGTCTGTTCCGACAAGACCTGCACCACTTGCACCTGTCTGGCCAGATGATTTCTTTCCGGTGATTAACTCCGTAAATGACTTGAAGGCATTTGCCAGAGTTGCTAACTTACCAAGCAAGATATTAATAACTTTCAGGACAGGAGTGAAGAGATTGATTAATCCCTGCCCAACTGTTGCCTTGAGAGATTGCAGCTGTAACTGCATCACTCTCATCTGGTTCGCCCAGCTGTCAGATGTTCGGATGAAATCGCCAGATGCGGCAGATAATTGGTTCTGCACAAAAGCCAAGCGGAGAGCAACTTTCTCCTGTTCCGTCATGGCGGATGTGGTCTTTCCGTAGCCATTAGCAAGCGCATACTGGTCAAGTGCTGACTGGGTCATTACCACGCCGAGGTCTTTGAGTGTTTCCGTTTCACCCGTAAACACGGATTTTAGCTTGATGTAAGCCAAATCCTGACTGATATTATAAAACGATGCCACATCACCGGTTAACTGCGTCAGAGCCGTTGACATATCGTAAGCCTGTGCTTCGGAGAAACCGAACGACTTAGACATCGCCCCGAACGTACCAACGTACTGTTTCGCCATCGTTTCTGACAGACCGGCCGAGGTCATGGCATTCTTTGCAAATTCATTGACCTTATCCGACATGGTTGTAAATGTAACATCAACCACATTCTGCACTTCTGACAGATTAGAGCCAAGTTCTACGCACTCTTTCCCAAACTGGGCCAGTTTCCCAATTGCGAATGCTCCGCCAATCAGTACGCCTATTTTTTTTACTACGCTACCAAGCCCATTGAATGATTGCCTAATTGCCGATACGCCGTTTTGCACACCTGACGTGTCCATTCTGGTATCAATAATGACTGAGCCATCAGCAGCCATGTGTCCACCTCCTAACTATTTGAGGTTCAACATCTCATTCAGCTTATCTTTATAAGCTTGCTCCTCGTCGCTGAGACGTGTTTTTATGTCAATTGTGTTTTTATTCTCTTGATAGAATTTCTTTTCCCATTTATCGAGTTTTTCACCCTTTGCTTTTTTTGACCGGATTCCAACTACGGTGTTGAACAGGCACTCGCCAGATTCCATAAAGTATCCAAAAAACGTCCACCAGTGCATATAAGGTACTGATCTGATTTCTTTACCAGCAACCTTGTTCACAGCCGGAACGATCATATCTCCATCCTGTTCCCAGTCCATCAAACGGGGTTTGGGCTTGTTCGGGCTATCATCGAATTGACCACAATCAATAAACTCGCAAGCTTTCTGACAAGCTTCTGTAAGATGTTCCAGGGGTATGCTTTGCCAGTCCTCAAACAAAATCTGTAACATAACAACAGCTTTCGCCTGTTCGTCCAATTCTGGGTCATTCATGGCAACCAGAATATCAATAATTACTCGAAAATCCGTTCTGATAGAAAAATCCACCCCACTGATATTTAGTGAGGTGGGCAACTCATAGGCGGTCATTTTGTATACTTCTCCGTGTACTTATTGACTACTTCCTGCATTTTTTTCTTTCTCTTTTCAATTTCCGGAGTAAGTGCTTCATTGATTTTGTCCAGAACGATATAGGCAAACACCTGACCATTTCCAAAAACAGTTGTTGCGGTAATTGGTTCTTTGAATAAATCTTTAGATGCTTCGTACCCGAGCATATAATTGATTTTGTCCTCAATCTGCTTATTAATCTCCGCCATCTCTTTACTGGAAGAAACATTTTTAACAGATTCCTGAGCCTGTTCAAAGAAAGTTTCCAATTCTTCCGCTCTTGCCGCAATGTTAATGTCAGTAGGGTTCAGTTTAAATGAAGAGAACACTTCACCCTGTTTATTTGTAAATGTGAAAAGAAGAAATCCATCATCAATGTTTGTGTTAATTGTTTTTGCCATTTTCTATATCCTCCTAAAAATTATTCGCTGTCAGCTGTGAATGTACCGGAACTGATATCAAACTTTCCTTTTACACGTTCGCCGGTATAATTGACGGTAAATGGAATCTGATATCCGGATGTATCACCGCCATAGGAGGTCGGCACAACGTAACAATCCTGCTGATACGCTTCATACTTACCTGCCGTAGCTTCTGTCCAGAGATGAACCTCAACTGCTTTTGTTTTGAGGTTGTCGTCTTTGAGACGTCCATCTACAATCTTCTGTAATGCTGTAAACAGATCAGAAGTAGTGTCTGCATAGAACGGATCAGCGTCAGAAGAAACTTCGTAGCCGTTATGTTTGAATGTGGATTCTCCAAGAATGTTTTTAGATGTTTCAGTATCTGGATTGAGTTCTACGTTATACTCTTCCAGATCTTTTCCAAGACGTTCATACTTCGGTGTCAGTCCTCCACAGAGAGAACCCGCATCGATGTAATGAGCCATATATTTACGGTCAATTTTGCCTGTAACTGCCATAGAAATGTCCTTTCTGCCTATAATCTTTAAAAGGCTGTGTAGGTTAGCGACTATCTCCGATTGATAGCCGGTTGTTACTTGTTATATTGCTTCGTAAGTATTTTCGTAGCGCACCGACAATGGTAACAACCAGTCCTGTACGCCGCTCTCCTGCGGTTCTAAACCATAGGAGTTGTCACGTGTGATACGTTTTATCACTCGCCCCTGTGAAAGCTCTGGAAACACATTTAAACGCGTCTCAGAGCCATTTATAATAACTGGTTCCCGGCATATCCATTTACCGAGATTGTCAAGGAACTTCTGAACAGATAGTTTCTGCCTTTCTTTGTCAGATGCTGTACGATATACCACGTAAAATGGGTACTGACATACCTGATGCATCGTTCCGCAAACGTCTTCTTTCTCTGAATAGATCAACGCCCCGTTGTCTGCCGAGAACGCAATTCCTGATTCTTTGCCGAGTTCTTCAAACTTGATTGTTTCATTTTCGTATAACCCTGGATACTGGTTTAGAAGTGCTTTCATGGCATCTGTCAGAATCTCATATCCAGTTGCATCTTTTCCGATAGGTTTATCCGCCATGTCTGCCACCTCCTGCCTGTGCTTTTACTTTACGAATCCATGTGTCGCCGTATTGTCGTTTAGCGGCATCGAACCACTTTGCTTGTGCCTGTGGGTGAATTTGTTTGGTGTATTCAAGATTTTCCTTTGCGGCTGTCTGACCAGAAAACTGACTAACAAGAACTTTCTTTGCTCCACGTCTTGCGTAGGGACTTCCAGTTGCTTCATCAACCATTCCTTTCCCCTCGTACAGAAAACGCCCATAAGGAGCCGCCGCCGCGCATACTTTCCCAGTTCCTTGCAAAGATGTACTCTCAACTCTTGTCCGATTGATAAAATTTCCGGTAATCATTGGCATAAATGGAACCATGCTGTCCATAACCATTCCGTCAAGGAGATACTGGGCTTCTTGATACTGTCTGGAAAACCTGTCCATATTCAGCTTGATTTTCATATCTCCATCGACTATGGAGAATCCTTTGAAATGATGAATCTTACTCATATTACTTACCCAGAATCTCAAAATGTGGAATCAGCGTATACGGACCGCCTACACTGGTAATCTTAAACACATTATCCTTGTTCTCGTTCATGTACTGGTAGAATCCATTCCGATAATCACCATCAGATACCGTTCCACCAGTCCACTCACCCTCCCAGAAGAATGACTCGTCCGAGAATGTGATAGTGTCTTCCAGAGCGTTGTTAATCTGCTGTTTCCACTCTTTAGGCGGCACCCATGGAAGAATCTTGCCGCCCTTATCAGTAATGGTTATATCGCCGTTCTGGACAGTATAACGGATGTGTAACTGTGCGTTGTCAGTTGCGTCTGGCCCGTACTTTTTAAGGATTGCTCCTTTGTCCGTAATCAGGTCAACGCCGGATAGCACGTGAGGATACCAGTACGCATCTCCTGTCGTGGCTGATTCATAATAATCAAAAATCGTCACAGTTTTGCTATACATGATACCCTCTCCTTAATCATTCTTTCTGTACTGTCTGCTTAATAACCTGATTCACACCAGTAGCCGACAATCCGTTAAACATACCGACTGCAACTGCCGTTATATAGTCCGTTGCCGGGAAATCCGGGATAACTCCCATTCCGACAGCTCCGAGAATTCCGCCAATAACCGCCATGATTACTGGAATCCATTCATCAGAGATTCTTTTTGATGCTTTACATCCCATTCCTACGATGTAGCAGATCATAACGATTGCGATGCATGAGCCTAATGTTGAAATGTCCATAATCATACCTCCAAATCAACTTTTTCCATAACTGCCCTTGCTTCCAGAACAGCAATATAATCCGTCATTGCTCTTACCTGCATATTGTAAGTTGTTCTCGGGCAAGTAGGAGTAAATGGGAGTTCTCCTTTGTCCCACCTTTCAAGCATATTCGCAAGTTTCTTATATCGAATAACCACCTGCATATACTCTGCCTTAAAGCGTTCCTTGTAATCTGCACTGTTCATCATTTCAACTGTCTGTTTTAATTCCATCATTTCTATCACACTCCTGCATACAATACTGGTATTCCATCATCCATCCTTACTCCCATCAGAAGCGGCAAAGCCGTCTTTAAGAGTAAGTCGTTCGTTTTCTGCGCATCTCCGGCGGCGGCATATACCGCACTCCATTCTTTTACACTCGCCCCGATCTGCTGAGGTGTGGCATAAGAAATAGATTCACTGCCAGAAGATACAGATGTTACAATGCCTGTTGACTTGCCACCGGTATTTGTGTCGGTCACATTTGCTGACGCCTGATTAATAGCATTCTTTTCAGCAAGTTCAATCTGATACATTAATTCAGCTAATGAACAGACCGCCTTTTTAATACGTTTCTGTGAGCGTTCATTTTCCGGCAGTCCGTCCACCAACCTGTCAAACGTCATTGTGTCCACAAAATCACTGGCTCTTTTTGCCAGTCGTGGAAAGTCGGTTTCTGGCACGACATTGCCGAATGATTCTGTATAGAATTTATAATCTGCATAAGCCATGCCAGTTACCTCCTGAGATCATCATTTTGCTGTTACAGTCGCATGTCCGGCACTAAGTGCCTTGTAGGTGCTGTCACACTCAACCACCGTGATAACCTGCCCTGTTGCTGCTGTAATATCGGATTCGCCATCCCATGCGCTCCAGTTCTTCACATTCTGTCCGTAGTCTACGGCAGTCTCAGAAGATGCAACTTTGTATTTATATGCATTCCCTGCGTTTGCTTTTGCCGGAGTAATGGTTACTTTTGTATCTCCACTCTTACTTCCTGCTGCGGAGTTTACAGTGAGGGTTCCCAGTGTCTGAGTTGTGTCGATAGTTCCGACAGCAACAGCGTCAATATATTCTGCAAAGAGGGTAAGCCCCATGATTGCGAATGATTCAGACACTGCTGTGTGGTAATTGCCCTGTGTATGGAATCCGATCAGATTTGTTTCACCGGATACAGTATATACAAGACCCGCTTTTGCGAAATCAGATTCGTTCGGGTCAACATAGTACAGAACGATATTTTCAGCAGGTGTAGCGATTACTGTTCCTCTCGGAATTTCACTGTCAGACAGTAAGAAAATCGTATTGAATCCCAGGAAGTCTTTCACATACTGGAAGCCGAACTGGTTCTGAATAGAAATCCCAGCTGCTCCGATATACTCGTACACGTCCAGAATATTTACAAACCCAACAACGCCAGTTACATTTCTATGCATTTGTTTGAATTTGTTTTCTACACGACCTTTAGCCATTGCCAGAGCCATCTGGAAAGTGGTTTCCGTGAATGAGAGAGTACCTGTTTTCAGATAGTTGTAAAATCTTTCAGTAACATTAGTCTGAAGCTGGAAGAGGAATTCATCATCGGTCATCTGAACAGCGTTCTCGTAACCGTGATCTTTGATTGCTTCGATAGATACAGCCTTTGCGTATTTCTCGATAGTCATTTCTGCATAGGGTTTTTCTTTTACAACGAATTTGCTGTAAGGGATTTCCTCACCTTCACCAACATTTCCGTTCTGTAATGTACCCTCTGCATATTTTGATTTAAGAACCGCTCCGGGCGTCTTTTTGATTGGACGCATGATACCAAGTATTTCACGTAAGTGTTCCCAGTTTCTTTCGAATCTGGTAACAAAATCAATCTCACGTGCTTTTACCTGAATATCATTTGTCATAATAAGATTAGCTTTTGCTGCCATATAAAATCCTTTCTACCCATAATTAATTATTAAGGCATTGGGTTAGCGGCTATACTCTGGTGTATAGTCGGTGTAAAAAATCACTGGAATAACTGGATATTCTGAGCAATTGCAGCCTGTCTCTCGGACGGGTCTTTGATCGCTTCGATATCTTTTTTAGTCATGCTTCCCGGTGTCTGCTGCTGTCCAACGTGAGTGGTAAATCTTGCCTGATTCTGCTGAGCCTGCTGCTGAGATTCATCCACAAAAGCAGATGCGTCAGACTGCTTCATCTGCTCGATCAGATCGTTCAGGCCAAGGATTTTACCGTCTTTCAGTTTAAGACCTGCTTCTTTGATGTCTGCCATGACTGATTTCTTTGCCGCTTCGCTGGAAAACTTAACGTCATCGAGTGCCGCTTTCAGAGCATCCGAGAAATCACGGTCGTAGATTTTTGCATTGAATTCTTTCTCTGCATCTGCCGCTTTCTGTTTCCAAGTCTCTAACTCGCTTTTAATATTTGCCGGGTCGATACCGTCAAAGCCTCTTAAGGTTTCCTCTGCTGTCTCAGCGCGTTCTTTCCAGTTATCGCGTTCACCCTCGACTTTCGACAGAGTTTTCGCCACTTCCTTTGTATTCTTGTAATTCTCAGAAAGTGCTTTCTTTACATCTGCCTGTTTATCCTCCGGGATTTCAATTCCAAATGATTTTAATGTATCAATAAGTTTCTGCATAACATCCTCCTGGTCGTGTTTATTGACCTGCCGCCGCAGGTAAATGGATTAAGCCAGTTAGACCACTGGCGAGGTAATCGGAAAGGCAGGAATCGAACCTACGGCACATAGCTTACAATGCCATTGCTCTACCACTGAGCTACATTCCGTACCGCCTATAACGGCCAGCCTTCTGAAAAGAAACTGGGGTGAATTTCACTTCTTTCGCTATAGCGTAAATCCACCTGAGACATAGGCCACCTGTATACAAACAGCTTAACTCTAAGCGGATTGAAGCAGAACGCCCGGAATCGAACCGGAGACCAGAGCGCGACTCTGTCAGTTTTCCACTAGCGTACATTCCACATAACCCGGATTCCCGGGTTAGCAAGGTGTTTAACGTGTCATGCCTGCCACGAGTTGTTTCGGATATTTATTTCTTTTTTTAAAAGAAAAGAAAGTATGAATAACAAAAACCTTAATCAAGGAGGTGAGCCATCTTGCGTGCCAGATGGCAAATACGCACGACAGGATTCGAACCTGTTCAACTTTCCGTTAAAGCGTGCGTACCAGCTACTAAATTAAAGGAAGGAGGATTAAAACGAAAATGTCAAAAACAACCGTTTTACTTGTGCTTCCTGCTGCACAATTACATTATAACAGATTTCTTTTAACTACCTCTCTACCACTTTTGTGTTTTTAGAGCATATCACGGAGTTTTTCTACGTATCTCTTGACAAGATCACGTTCTTCCCGGCACTCTGCATCCTTGGACATATCACTCATTTCTGTTGTAAGTTCGTCCAGATGTTCTTCCAATGCGGCGAGCATCTTTCTTTTGCAGTCTTCAGACTTGCCGGAACGATAGCTCTGTTTCTGTGTCATATAGTCGTCATAAGCATCTCGTCCGTCAGAGCGGCTGTAATGTCCTCTAACATAATGCTCACCACGTCTGGCATAAGAACTGCCTCGGTCATAATCCGGCATCATTCTGCCGTCATTTGCGCTGTATCTCCCCATGCTGTCGCGCTTTCTTCCGCGTTCGCTGTAATCGTCATTGTATCCGCCACGCATCTCATCAAGGACAGTGTTGTAGTACTCTACTTTCTTATCCCAGTACTGCGTGTTCTTTATGTCTTTGTACATATCAATCAGTTTGTATGTCATTTCCAGATTTCCGGTAGTCAGTCCATTATCAGCGATTTTGGACAGTTCGTCTTCAATTCTTGCACATAAATCTTTAATATCTCTCATAACTGCACCTCCTACGCTTCTCTGGTCACAACAATGTTTGCGTTCGCAACAGAAATTGCCTGATCGCTTGTGTTTTCTACCGCGATATTAACGCAGCATCCGCGAGGCACATCAATATAGATGCCAGAGGACACATTATTGTACTGATTTACTGCTGCCGGTGTGGAAATCATCTGGGAAGAAAGAACTGGCTCACCAGAGATTGCAATTGCCAGAGAAATAGCTCCGACAGTACCGCCTGTTGGAATTGCGATATTACCAGAAAAATCCACGAAGAATCTCGCTTTACACTGGTTAGTCAGTCCTCTTAGAGTGATGATTCCGCTTCCCTCTCTGTGCTGAATGCAGTTAGAACCCTTAACTGCTGTATTTGAAAATACTACGTTTCCATTTGCTGCTACAGTCTGAGCAGCTACACTTGTAAATTCTGCCATAATTTTTACCCCTTTCATATCACAAAAGGACAGGTCTCAGCCTGCCCCTCTGTGTAATACGGCATAAGCCGACATTCGAATCAATCGAAAGATACTCTCGATATGAAGTTATCAGCAATTGCATCCGGTGTTGCATCCGCATCCACATCCGTAATATGTGTTCGGGTTAGGAACCTGATATGCCGGAATCGGTGCTGGATTGATTGCATTAATGAGCTGCTGTGTCTGAGAAGCCATTGCAGTTGTGAGAAGTGCGCTCTGGCGATCCTGAGATGCAGCACGTCTGAGATCATTATTCTCAGCCTGCAGACTAGAAATCTTTTCATTGCAAAGATAGTCAAGAATGGCTCTTGTTCCTGCATTCTGACTGTCAATAATGTCTCTTGTGTTACTGTTCATTGTGTTCTGCAATGCGCAGGTATTCTGTGCCATATTGTAGTTTACGCCCTGGATAGCTTCCCTGGTTTCGCAACAGCAGTTCGCAAGCTGCGCCTGGAGTGCGTTTGTGTTCTGCATGTTTGCTACAGTATCAGCATTGATTGCCTGCTGGATTCCAAAGCCAGTCTGCATGATGTTTGTGTTGATTCCGTTAAAACCGGTAAGCATACCGTTGTTCATGGCATAGAATCCATCACAGAGACCGTTGTTGATTCCGTCAAGTTTGCTAATTACTGCGGAGTTATCGAATCCTCTCTGAATGTCTGCCTGAGTAGCTGCTGTGGCTGCATATCCGCCGCCGTTACCGTTATTGCCCCATCCGTTGTTTCCCCATCCGAAGAAAGCAAAAATGAATAAAACAATAATCCACCAGCTACCATCTCCGCCAAACATGCCGTCATTATTTCTACCGTTTCCAGTAGCGGCGGCAATATCTGCTAAGCTATAATTTCCATCCATAGTTATAATCTCCTTTATTGTGTATTTACATCAATCTGGCCAGATTGTAATGTACTATTTCATTCCTTTCAGCATGTGTTGAAACTGTCCCGCCATCTGCTGAACTTGATTAAGCTGTTGCTGAGAAATCTTTCCAGACTGCAACATTTTCTCAACTTCTGCTTTCGGGTCTCCCTTGAAATTCTGCTTAAACTGCATGAACTGCTGTATCATCTGCATTGGCCCGTTTCCCTGTGGCATCCCACCACCAAGTGCATTAAATAATGGATTACTCATCTGCGTTTCCTCCCTTGACTGCTGATTCCTGCACGGTATTAGCCCTAACAGGTTCAGAAAAAGAATTTAATCGGTTTATGATAGCTTCGCATTTGCCCTTTAAATCGTCATATTCCTGTCTGGTGACATATTTACTGTCCATGTTCTGAACAGACTGTTTAGGTGGCATCTGAGTGCCTACTTCATGATACTCAAACGTCCGTAATGGCTGTGGCATACCGGAAACGTCTGTGGATTTTATAAAGAACTTTTCACTCTCGCTGTCCATCAGCAAAACACTTGTCCCGGGCGCTACCAGATAGGATTTCGCACCGACTTCGCCAGATACCCACAGGATGCCATTGCTATTCTGCTGGGGTTGCTGTACTGGTTGAGTCGGCATCTGGACAGGCTGTTGCTGGAACTGATTCATCTGTCCCGGAATACCAAAACTATATTGATAAGGATTGTTATATAATGCCATCTCGTACACCTCCTATGACTTATTCTATGACTTATTCTATGACTTTCTATAACTATATTTTTACATAAAAAAAGAGCCTTAGACAGTTCGTCTAAGACCCATATAAGTATCTGAAAAGTATCAGCATACTTTAATTATTTTATTGTTTACCCGGCGGCTTAATCGTTTTGCCGTGGATATGCTCACATTCATCTGTTCAGCGCAGTATTCAAGAGTGTATTCTTTACATCTCAGCCGGAACAGTCTTTCTTCATCCGGTGTGAAATTACACTCTAACAAGAATCTGTCTATATCTTTCTTCGTGAACACATATAATTTCATGAGCATACCTCTTATTAATGCAATTAACGCTGATTCTGTGCAAGATAATTTGTAAGTTTCTGTTTTGTTTTTTTTAATTCTTCTACATTATTCCCACTGATCTGACTGTCCAACATGGTTGATAACACTTCCAGAATTAATGAATCTCGTTCTGCGATTCTCCGAAGACTTTCATAATCTCGTCTATCATGTTCTTCCAGTGTCTCTACCCGCTTATTAAGCCGAAATGCCGGAGTAATCCATTTAAAAATTACGGCTGCCGCCCCTCCGACAATGGACACCCCTCCGCAGATAGAGAGGAAAATCTGTACAAATTCTGATATGCTCATTTATTCTCCTTTTCCCAGTAATATACCGGGATCTCATTTCCGGAATCCCATGTATCGAAATATTTGCCATCCTGCACTGTCACCACATGACCATCTATACAGAGAATGTATGTGCCTGTTGGATGATCTGCGCAAAAGTCATTGACTGTATAAATATATCGCTCCGACTGCTCAATCAGTTTTCGCCTGTATCCATGCTTATAGAGGTACGCTCCCCAGACATAATTTGCGCTCGGCATATCTGACAGAGTACATGCCTGTATCATTAATCCGGCGAATACTGTTTCCCAGTCGAAGCCAGTTGCTTTACATATTGCCCGGACAACGCAATCTCCTGTTCTCTTATCCTTAACAGGATTTGGATTGAAATATTCCCATCTATCCATCAGTCAATCCCCTTTGCTGTTTTATAGCGTTTTGCCGCTCCTCTGGCTTTAGCGGCGTTCTGGCGGTTCCACTTCGCGATCATGAGCCGGTCTTGCAGTTCCCTCAGATCGTTCTGCTTGCAGTAATCTTTATATGTAGCATTTTGTTTTTGGAGAAGAAAAGACTTCCGGTCAAGGTCTTGCTGAAGTGCGAACCTTGTCTGTTCATCCTTACAGTTATCAACCGCCGCTTGCAGTCCAAGGACTTCACGCTTCGTCTTGCGGATTCTCCGTTCATAAGTACGTTGTCGTTGTTCCCTTTCGTACTGTTTGCCTTTGTCAGCTTTATCCTGTGCCGATAGTTCTGCATAGGGATTAAATTCCCCGTCACTGGCTCCAAAACTATGCCGACAGTTGACCCCTGACAGTCCGCTTGCTGTCCCGTATCCGGTCAATGAGAACGGTGGAAATTTCTTACTCTTGCCAGAACGAGAATATATCTTTCCTTGCCAGAACGAGTGATTTCCCGGATTCTCGCCGCCGTCACCTGTTCTGGCCCCGATGTGTGCACTGACCAGAACTAAATCCCAGTCCATTTCTTCCATACGTTTTAGGGATATATCCCCCGTAGCCTGTGCCACACCAGTTCTGACAGAACGCGCAACCGCTGTTTCAATCGTGTCTTTTCTACCAGATGGATATGTGACGGTAACGCCATCACTCACAACATTGTTAACTGCCTCTTTGATGGCTTGCGTATATCCAACCGCCCCAGTCATCACATGATTATATGCAAGGTCGCATTGCTCGATATAGAGCCTTTGAGCAGCACTTGCGGTTGTTCGTGTAAAATTCTTCCAATCGCCCATAGTTGCAAGCATATTTCGTTCCATGAGCCTTATCATAGTCGGAGACTGTTCGAGTGGTACAGGGCTTAATCCTGCCGCCTTGTATACCTTATCATCGTAGTTCATTGCAGTGATTCCGGCATCCTCAAACGCTTCAAGAAGCTCCTGTTGTTCGCGCTTGGTGTATCTGGATAATTCTGCCAGAATGTCCTCTAGCAATTCGCCAGATTCCTGCAATGTTCTGATTCGCCACGCATCCGCATTGGTCAGAATATAATCCTCACCTCTGCCGATTCTTGCCATCATTCGAGACACAATCTCAGAGATGATATACCGATGCAGTTCTTCGGCAATTTGTTCACTGCCCTCTGTTATCCGGCGCAAATATTCTGGACTAAGTATAGTATATCACCTCTTTCGATAAGTGTTGTGGTACATGTTTTGGGTTTTTACTGGTTAACTAAAGCCCTCTTTAGTTAATCATGAAATATTTCATAATTTCCCTCGCATTGTATTTGGCAATCTTCTTTGCACCGTTTTCGTTTGTATGAATACCGTCAAGTAGATCAGTCTGAATTGGTGCAACACCAGATTGTTCAGGATGGTCATAATCAATTGTTGTTTGGCTTTCGTAGATGTTTCGGATTCCGCATCTACGAGTGTCGATTGTTTCTGCTCCAAGTCTATCGGCAACAAAATTGATGAAATCACCTTTCTGGTAAATGCTATCGAAAGTTTCATAACATTCTTGTGTTGGCGTACACATGAAAATCACTGCATTCGGATACGCTTCGTGCAACTTCTGGAATCCATAGCGCATAGCACCTGCCAATGTCTGGCGATTCACGCTATCAAGCGGAACAACTGTAAAATTATTCTGAGCATAATTCGTGATAAACTGTGATTCCACACTTTCTTTTGTCTGCACAGAGAAATCAACAGAATCATTTGTACCAAACGAGAATGTAATGACATCAAAATCCTGATAATCTGCATCTCCGTTTGCTTTTGCATTCAGAACTTTTTGCACTTGATTACCCATTACATTGCCATCCGTAGATGGTTGTGGATTTCCGTCATAGGTTTGACTAGCGACTTTATCTTGCCATGTAGAACCTGCAACAGATACATTAACAACTTTATCAGCAATGAGGTACTGTTTTATCCAGTACGTCCATCCGTTTACACCACCCATAGCGGTAATACTATCGCCAAGTGTAAGAATCTTTAATCCTTTCCACTTTGGAAGAATCGAACTCGGCAATGCAGATTCATTCACTGTAACATATAGCTCTCCATACGGAGTAAATTTAGTAATACCATGTTGCTCAATTTTCAAGGTGTTTAAAGCATCTCCAAGACCTCCATTTTTAGAAAATCTCAAATAATACGCACCATCGGGAACTGTTAATACTGTAGGTTCGTTATTTATGCCAGACAAATATTTTTTATCTGCATCAAAATATGCTCCGGTACTTGCTACGCCGATAGGGAGTTCATTACTGCTGAAATAGAGAACCATTCCCGGTTTTACAGGAATGTAATCACTTGAATCCCATGAAGAAAAGCTAGTTTCTAAATAACCACTTTCTGATAACACAGCACCTTTGGTCACAGTATTCTTATTAAAAAGATTTGTATGGTCTTCCTGTACTTTTACAACTTTGGCTTTGACTTCACTTACTTCGAGTTTTATATTACCAGTGTCTTTCTTTATATTATCCACATCGGCTTTGATTTTAAGCTCACCATATGGAACATATGTGGTTCTTGAGCCTTTTTCAATCTGCAACTTTTCTTTTTTCGAGTCGAAAGAAAATCTTGCATATCCATCAGACGTGACTGCTATATTATCATTATCATTAGGGTTGCCAAAGGAATCTACACGATTTTTGTTATTATCATAAAAAGCACCTGTGGCATAAGTGGTTGGTTCATTATTTGAGCTAAAATACAGAACTTCTCCTTTAGATACGGGAATATAGTCTGTAGTTTCCCATCCGCTAAATCCATTCATTTCGCTGCCATCATCGGAACTGATAGCCACATTTTCTTTTGACACTGCCGGATTAAAAAGATTAGGGGAAATGATGTTACTGAAATCTTCCTTTAGCGAAGCAACGTCCGTCTTGTTCTGCTCGATCTGCTGTGCCTGCTCTGTCGTGGCTCCGGGCTTGACTGGATTCTTTTCAAGGTACTCATTCACTGCATTCTTGATTTCTTCCGGTGAAATCTCACCGCCAATTCCTTTTAAGCATAATTCGTATAAATACTTTTCTTTTCGCGTGATTGGCTTTGGAATTTCGCCCTTGTAATCACCTGTCAAGTACGCAAGATATTTTTCTTCCCTTGTTACTGGTTTATCTGCCATCTTTTTACTCCTCTCCGAATAATGTTGGTTCGTCTGGCTGAGCTTCTTTGACCATTGCTTTCGCTTCTTCCTCGGTCATTCCTTCAAACTTCACGAAATACAGCCATGCCGGAACCTTGCCAGTAGTCACATACTGCCACCATCTTGCACGGTCATTTTCTCTGACATAGAGAATATCTCCAAAATCATAATTGACTTCATAAGCTCCGACAGGTGTAAGTCCGTACAGGTCAGCGTAAACGTTCAGCGCATAAATAACTTCGTCCAGACAGGATTCCAGCTTGTCTCGAACATCCTTGATAAACTGCACTGTCCTCTGTTGTTCTGCTTCCACTCCCGTAGCCGTCTGAATGCCGCTAGATTCGTTAAAAACAAAGTATCCGTTGGAGAATCCGATCTTATACCCCAACTGGCTTAAAAGAGCATTTATGCCACTTATGCGGGTATCCGTGTTGAGTTGCGGATTGATTTCTTGGTAAAACTCTTTCTCGTCCTGTCCGAATACATTCTTGACAAAGTGCGGCAATTTCATCTCATTTCGCCTGTTCTCCATACCTTGTGGCGACATGGCTGATACAGGCGTACCGCTTGGCATCAGCAGTCTATCATCTGCCAGAACAATCTTCTGAGAATTAAATATTTCTCCGGCATTACGGCTGTATGCAATGTCGAGGTCTTTTAACTCCTCGATAGCTTCGGCAAAAATCGGCAATCCCAATGGTGCATTAATATCCACGTTATTCGCTTGCGGCGTCCGCAGTACTCCGTACAGAGGCCCGTCCAGCTTCTCTCCATTTGCCTTGAGAATCGGCGGCGTATCTGCCATAAGGTCAGCCCATTTGGTCTGTTTAAGGTCAATCTTATCGCCGATTGACTGAGGGGATTTTGACACATAGGCTCTATTAGAAACGTAGTACGGATAGGTCGTCACGCCATCCACGGTAGTCTCAACAAATCTATGATATTCAAGCCGTGTATAGTATTTCCGTCCAACAGTATAAGAATCCTTGAATATGATTCCCTTAATTTCCTGATTATCATAGTCCACGATCATCACATCTGCCGGAGTAAATACGTCAATGCTTTCACCATTTGGCTTAATAAATACTGTTCCATAAGCGCAGCTGTATTCTACCCAGTGACGAATCTGGAAATATACCTTGTCAATCTGCTCCTGAAGCCACGTAGCCCTTGCGGAGCCGTCTATCTGAATGCCGATCGCCAATGTTGCGAGCCGTGCTGTCTCTGAGCAGACAGATTTCGCGAAATTAATCGTCTTGATATTATTCTTATCATCTAACCATTCCGGCACACCCCTGTAAATGTTCGCACACCGGTTAATTAGTGATTCCATCTCTGGGAATTCTGCTGCCTGGATATTAAAATCCTCTTCGGCTTGTTTTTTGAATATCATGTTAAACCACCTTTTTAGTGTTGTTATAAGTCCCATTTAATCTACCTTTTAAAATCCATCCATCTTACAGAAGTATCTCGCACAATAATGCCTTCATATTCTACAACTTTTAAGATTTCGTTAATGTCAGATGATCCATATATTTTTAAACCGATGCTTAAGAATTTATTTATTTTATCTGAAAAGTACCTATCTAACATTTTATGCACTGTACCCCCTCCTGTTAAATAACGGCTCATAAGCATACCTGAGTGCCGAGATTGCGTGGTCGTTTCCGTCAGGATAACCGCTTATCACATTTCCCTCTTTGTCCCGATCGTACTCATATTCTGTGATTTCTTTATATGCGTTCGGTGTTCGCTTCGGGTCAATGACTATAGTCTTTGTCTGTAAGAATTTGAAACCATACTCGATACTTCCCGGTCCTTTGATTGCTCCTCTTGCAGGAAGTCCGGCATCCCGGAAGTCATTCACAGACTTAGGTTCCGCAGAATCACATATCATTGTGTAATCGTCATAGCCTTTTTTCTTGATCCAATCAGCAGTCTTAGAGTTGCTCCATTTATTTACATACAGCTCGTCAATCAGATATATCTTCTCTCTGGCAGAATCATAATAAGTTCGGAGATAGCAGAAGGCATCCGGGTACCATCCATAATCTACACCAGCGAAAATGCGGTCCATGTGGCTGATCTCTTCGTCTGTAATATCTCTGATTTCGAGATATTCAAATACGTTTCCGCCGTCACCATTTGGGACACCCAGGTATTCATGCTCATATGCTTCTGGATTGACTTCCTTTAAGTGCTCTGCATCATTAAGGAATTTCTGACCTAGCCACTCTGCCGGGGCTTCCAGATAACTTGAATGATGAATAACTCTTTTTGGGTTAGGTGTGAGCTTAATCCTATTTACCCAGTTTGATTTTGATTTTGGTGGGTTGTATGATGAAAAATCATAGGATTCATCACCACCACGAAGCACTGACTGATTAACAGAGCGTTCCTGAGCATCTCCCTTCATTTGATCTTTTTCTTCTTTCCAGAGGATTCCAATGTAGCCAAACTCCGGCTTAATGGATTTCAGTTTGGTTTCATCATCCAGACCACGGAAGTATATTGTCTGTCCAGTCTTAATATACTTGATCTCAAGTGGCGACACCTTGCATTCAAATTCTTCCATCAGTCCAAGTTCATTGATAGCCCATTTCATATTGGCGTATACGGAATCTTTCAGAGTGCCTGCCACCTGTCTTGTAATGCAGGCGTGCATCTGTGGATTATTCTTAATAAGCTCAACAATCTTAAAAGCTACGAAAGAGGATTTCAGACCACCTCGACCGCCCTCGAATACATATTCGATATTAGGCTTAATCTGTCGGTTAATATCCACGAATGCCTTGCCGAGCACTCTGGCAGGAAGTTCGTATTTGCTTTCGTCTGATTTTGATACAGCTACCAACTGTTCCCATTTGTCTACTGCCTGCATATTTCCTTTAATAGCTTTATCGTATACGGCAGCTACAATGCAGGCATTGTTATTTGCATCCTCATCAGATATTCCCATCTTTGTGAGCTTCTTTTTCGCAGTGGTCGGGGCAGGATTCTCAGCTATCATTTTTGCTAATTCAGAAAGGGTCTTTTTTTGACGGCGCACTTCTCCCGACTTAATACCGCCTTTTTTTGTTATTTCTCGGAGTTCGCTCGGAGTTCGTTCAGAATTTGGTATTAAATTTTTCTCATTTGCCATCCTATCAACATCCAATCATATCCTTTCTGAATTCAAAAAAGTCCCCAGTATAGCAGTTATATACAAATATAATACCACACTGGGGAGATTTAGCTCTCTACCACTTTTATAAATTTTTAAGTTTTTTTTTAAAGCCTGCCAATCAGTTTGGCCAGATGATAATATTCCGCCATGACCTTGCGTTTGTATCCGTAAAAGTCATTCTCTGTTGCAGGAACTGTCCTGATCTTCTCCATTGTCCGATAACCAATACTGTTCACGATGCTGTCATAGATTTGTGATTCGATGCCGGGCGCATATTTGATAGATACCTGTAACAGATTATATTTATCGCTCTCACTAAGATTCCGCAAGTGACTTTGTAATGTCGGTATATCATCCGGCGGCACTCCGTAGTCAATCAGTGTTGCCTTTCTCAGTTTCATTTATTTCACCTTCTTCATTCAAGCTCCAGTCACATGGCATGCCTCGAAAACATTCTGGACAGTGTTCGTAGAATCCGCAGCCTTTGCAATCTGCTGGCTGTCCAGTACAATATTGCTGTAGTACGTGGTATGCTGATATAGCAAGGTTTGGCGTTATGTCTGGTGTAGGTTTGTTATTCATTTCTTCATCTCCTCCAGTTTCTTTACCGTTTTCCTGTAATCTCTGTTTGCAGACCGAAACATCATCAAGAGTATTTCAGATACAGGCCTTGTCCGATTTCTTCGCTTTGCTTTTTTGATGCATGCAAGCTCATTTCCATCTGGCACATATATTCCTACGTAATGCGGAATTTCAAGGGATATCGCAGCATATACATCTGTCGGCATAACCAGATAGTTATAATCGCCAACAAAATTCAGCCCATGACCAGAGTGAAAATCTTCAGCTGATGATTTAACCTCATAACAATAGCAGTCACCTTTTTCTATCCCGGACACGCTATTATTCACCGGCACGAACCGCATATAATCCACCCTTACCGCATGATCTGTCGAATAATCGAATGTCACTTCCTTAGCCCAATAAATACGTGGATCATTGTGAGGATTGATTTTCTTTTCGATCATTGCTGATAGTTTTGCTGTAATCTCAGGTCTTGTCATTTTGAATCTCCTCCAATTCCACTTATACGATATTTTTCTCATCCAATGCTGCTTTTTCAATAGCTTTCAGATAATCAATTTGCCGCTGAATGTAAAGATCGGTTTCTTTCCCGCCGGATGCAAGCCAATCAGAGATTCTACTTTTTACATCCTGTAAAACCGATATAGGAATCAGTCTAGTATTAATGGTATTCAGTACTTTAATCATTAGCTTTCATCTCCTCCAACTTCTTCTCAGCTTCTTCACGGGTGAGAAATAATGATTCACCGATTTTATCTATATCCGACAACTCAAATACGCACTTGTCGATTGTACATGGTGTCTTATTTGGAATACCTAAGATGTAATATACTTCTGTTCCAACCTTACACGGCAATCTCACAAGCAATCCCTGTTCTTCTAAGTCTTCATAAACAGCAAGTTTCGTAAGAATTTTATCCGCAAACGGTTTTAATAATCCATCCGTAATTTCTTCTTTTGCAACTCCTGTACCATCAACATTTCTTTCTCTTTCTGTTAATCTCTCCATCTACTTCACCTCTTATCGCTTGCTTTTTATCGCTCATTTTCATCGCTTGTTTTTGTAATTTCTCTCAAGCAGGCATTCCAACCGTCGGCAAATAAGTTTTTCTGCACTTCGTAATTGCTCACGGGCGCAGTTGTACTTTTCTTCTCTGGTAACAGCTTCAATGGACACCAAACAGGTTTTGATTTACTTTCACAATCATAATGTTCTTCTGTTATAAGAATTTCATCGCAGTCTAAACAGTCAGCTAATTCACACAAACCCTCATATTCAAGTTCGCCGCAGTATGCAGTTCCGAACGGGCAATCATAGCAATTCTCTGGTGTATTCATCACTAACGCTGATTTACTCATCTGATTCCTCCTGTAATAATTCTGGATTGTCGAAAATATTTCCAACTACTTCATAATGTTCAAGATCAAACTTATCAATATATTCTCTATCCGTGCTACCAGTTTCGTGCGCTACCCATCCGGCAACGCCCCATTCAACAGTTTCATATGTCGCATCCTCTGGGTAGGATTCGTCCAAGTGTGCCATCAGAGTATCATTTTCCCATATCTTGTTTCCGCTCTTGTCGCAAAGTCCTGTAAATTGGCAGAGGGTTTTTGGATCAACTTCAAACCACCTAATTACAGGAGTACAAAAAACCTCAAATATATCACTGTAAATGGATATATTAATACCAACGAATGTCTTGCCATTGCATTCCGTATAATATCCCTCAACCCATTCACCATTATCAATCCGCTTTGCCTTGAAAAGAATTTCTCTCATTCAACTCCACCACCTTTCACGATTTCAATAACCCTGTCTAATGCATTTCCTACATTCTCATAAGCAATATCGAGCTTTTTATCTCCTGTGTTTGCAATTGAAAACCAATACATCGCCTTTAAATCTTTTAACTGCTTCACAACTTTGTCCAAGTCAAAAACTGTCAGCTGTTCGTTGACGCAATTAATAAACTCCTTCTGATCAGAACTAATGCTTGTGCCAATTTCCCAAATTTTAATGTATTTGATTAATTCGTCTGCATCAATCAGTCTGCTCATCTACTTCTCCCTCTTTCTCGTCAAAATCCAAATCAACTCTGATCACATCCGTTTCTATTGCCGAAAGGCAGCTTACTTCTAAATCATAAAATGGTTTCAGCAGCTTTGAACCGGCATTGAATGTATCGTAATCACCCCATCTTCTTCCTGGGTGACATATCTGGATTTTATCTTCACTTTCAGGATCGCCACCAATTGCTGCTATTAAATCAATTAACTTCATTTATTCATCCTCCCACACTCCCAACAACCGCATTCTCTCATACAGTACAGCGACGGTCTTGCGTCTGTATCCGTAGAAGTCCTTCGGGTTCATCGGGATATATCTTTCTCTGCTGATTTTCCTGTAACTTTTCCGGTGCAGGATATTGTCAATAACCATATCCGCTATCACCGTATTTTTCGGGCAAGCTGACAAGGCGGCACTGGTAAGCAGGTATCCGTACTCTGCCGGGAAGTCTTTCAGCATCGCATTCAGTTTTTCTATGTCTTCTGCTGGAATACCGTAGTCTTTCAGCTTTTTATTCCTTGTCAGCATACCGTTCTCCTTTCTAT